TGGCATGAGGTCAGTACCGCGAAGCTCGAAGCGCTGCACGACATCGTCGAGAGCACCGAGGAACCGGTCCTGATTTACTACCAGAATCAGAGCGAGCTGGAAAGGATCCATTAGGAACTCCATGAGCTGAACCCCGAGAACTTCCACGGCGAACCCGAAATTCTCGAGCGCTGGAACCGAGGCGAAATACGAGTCCTGACAGCACACCCCGCAAGCGTCGCATACGGACTCAACATGCAGCAAGGCGGACACATCATCATCTGGTACACACCCACCTGGAACCTGGAACTATACCAGCAGGCAAATGCGAGACTGAACCGGCAAGGACAGACGAAACCGGTCATTTTATACCACCTTATCGCAGCCGGAACGATGGACGAAAGAGTGATGGCGAGCCTTTCAGGAAAGAACGGAAGCCAGGCTGCACTGCTTCAGCACATAAAGGAACTGAGAGAAAAATGGCTTTAATGCTCACGATATGAGCACTTTTTGCTACATTTGCATACCGGATTGATTGGCGAGATTGGCAAACACCCACATACGCGCGAAAATGACCCGAATCACTGAAAATGACTTCATGCGGAACGAGTCCAGACGACTGACAGAGCTGGCGAACCTCATCCGCTTATCAGGCGAAACTCCGAGAGAGATCGCCGAGGCTTGCAGACTGGATAAACGGACGGTCCAGCGGGCCTTGAAGCGCCTGCCGCTGAAGAGCGACGCCACCGAGAGAATCCAATACTACCTGAAGATAAGACTACAAACACCTCAACAATGAAACGAATCAGCGAATACGTCACGACCGGACACCCGGACAAGACTGCGGACTTCATCAGCGAATATCTGCTGGACCGCTACCTCGAGAAAGACCCGAACACACGATACGCCGTCGAGGTTCAGATCAAAGACCAACATGTCACCCTGGCCGGGGAGATCACCAGCAAGGCGGACTTTACATCAGCCGAAATCGAATACTTTGTCAGGAAGGCAATCGCCACCATCGGATACACCGGCGAATACGGCACGCGCTGGAAACGCCAGTGCATCTGCGCACCGCTCGTCGACGTCAGCATGCATCTGAGCTGCCAAAGCCCGAACATCGCAAAAGGAGTTAATAACTCCGGATGGGGCGATCAGGGCATCTTCTTCGGATACGCCGAATATGGATCCCACGGCATGATGCCGAAGGACCACCAGCTCGCACGTTTCATAGGCGAGCGCCTGATGCAGCGCGCACTGGAAGCACCAGAACTCGGATGGGGTCTCGACATCAAGACCCAGGTCGTCATGCCGGAAGACAGCGACATCCCTGACACCGTCATCGTCGCCATCCCGCTGATGGAACAGAGCGAAGCAGACACCGTCGCCACATACGTCAAAGTCCTGCTGGGCTGGACGCCGGAGCTCGGGCCTTCCGACTTCTTCGGAACAGAGGTCATAGTCAACGGAACCGGAGCCTACCAGCTGCACAGCTCCGTAGCAGACTGCGGAACCACCGGAAGGAAACTGGCCGTGGACTTCTACGGCGGGAATTGCCGCATCGGCGGCGGATCACCCTGGACGAAGGACGGCAGCAAAGCAGACCTCACCCTCAACCTCTACGCCAGGGAGCTGGCGATCAAGGCAGCACACAAATACCAGAAGACCGTCACCGCCAGCCTCGCCTGCTGCATCGGACGGAAGGACGTCGAGGTCAGCATCTACGACGAGACCGGCAAGACCCTGGAGGAATACCGCCAGAGCGTCACACCGGCGGAGCTCACGGAGCGCTACGGCCTGAAGCGCCCGATCTTCGCGGACCTTTGCCGCTGCGGCCTCTTCGGATGTGAATGGGAATGGGACAAAACATGCCACGACAATGATTGAATTTAAACGCATACCACTCGAGCTGCTCGACCCGAACACCGGGCAGCTCGCACCACACCTCCCAGCGAACCCGAGGCTCTGGACCAAGAAAGACGTCCAGGACCTCGCGCGCTCAATGAAGGACACGCCTGAACTCGCAGAGGCCAGAGGACCAATCGTCGTCCCTTACGAAGACGGACACTACCTCATCCTCGGCGGCAACATGAGACGCGAGGCCGCGGCCTACAACAAAGAGCCCGACCTTCTCTGTGCCGTGCTCCCTGCCGACACGCCGACAACCAAAATGAAGGAAATCGTCCTGAAGGATAATTCCAGCTTCGGAAAGTTCAACTTCGAGATGCTGCGCAAGGACTGGGGCGAATTCGAATTTCAGGACATCGGCATCCAGTTCCCAGAGGCCCCGAAGGGAACCAAGAAAGCGACCGAGGACAACTACGATGTCGATGCGGCCCTCAAGAAAGCAGGCAAGAACACCAAGACCCAGCGAGGCGATATGGTCCGACTCGGAGACCACGTCCTGCTCTGCGGAGACGTCACAGACCTCAACGCGCTCAAGACCCTGATGGGGAGGGCGCTCGCGGATTTATTAGTCACAGACCCGCCGTACAATGTCGCCATCAGCAACTCGGACGGCAAGACCATCGAGAATGACGACATGAGTGATGGAGCATTCAGAGCCTTTCTATTCGAGGCATTCCAGAACGCCATCGAGGTCACCAAGCTCGGCGGCGCGGCCTACGTTTGGATGGCAAGCCGCGAGATAGACGCCTGCATCGAATCATTCGAGAGAGCGGGCTGGCTCTACAAGCAGATGCTGATCTGGATTAAAAACTCATTCACACTCGGCCGCCAGGACTACCAATGGCAGCACGAAATCTGCGTCTACGGATGGAAGCCGGGCGCGGGCCACTACTTCAGCGACAGCCGCCGCGAGAGCACCGTCCGCGATGACCAGAAGCCAATCGAGCAGATGAGCAAGAACGAGATGCGTCTCCTGCTGAAGGAGATCTTCGAGGACAACGGCATCCCGACCACAGCCCTCAGATACGACAAGCCACGCAAGGATGATGAGCACCCGACCATGAAGCCAATCCCGATGATCGGCGAGCACATCAAGAACAGCACGCGCATAGGCGAAATCGTACTGGACACCTTCGGCGGATCCGGAACGACCCTCATCGCCTGCGAGCAACTCGGAAGACGCTGCAGGATCCTGGAGCTTGACCCGGTCTATTGCGACGTCATCATAGACCGCTGGGAGCGATACACCGGAAGACGCGCACAGAAAATCACAGAGCAATAATGGCAGACTACCTCGACATATTCGGATCCTTTGACTTCAGCACAGATGCCCCAGCACCGGTACCAGAACCAGCACCGGAGCCGAAGGCCAAAGAACGTGTACCCGAAACCGACGGATCAGGTACACGTCCGAAAGGAAGACAGCACCGGAAGACCGAGGTATATGAGCTGACGCCAAAGTTTGAGTACCGCCGAGCCTTCAGTGAGACAAAGCTGCTGGATGCACTGGCCGCGCCGGGTTTCCACTTCGAGGAAGGCCACTGCTACAACTTTATCAGCGCCGGAGACGTCGACAGCCTGAGCTACCTCAAGGCCGTGCTCCGACAGCAGCCGCTGGACTACTGCCTCGCCAGCACCTGGTGCATGGGAGCGGAAGACATCCTGCAATTCAGGGAATGGGTCGAAAGCGGAAGGATTAAGAAGCTGGATATCTACGTCGGCGAGATTTTCCACGGCAGCTACGGCGCCGAATTCCGGATGCTGAAGAGACTCTACCACGACCATCCGGACCTCGGGCGTTTCGCGCTCTTCAGGAACCACAGCAAGGTCTACGCCGGTACCGGCCCGCTCTTCGCCTTCGGCATCCAGAGCAGCGCGAACATCAACACCAACCCAAGAACAGAGAACACCGCCGTCACCATTGACCGCGGGCTCTTTGAATTTTACAAAGAATACTACGACGGCATAATATCGTTTGAATGATGGGAAGACCAATGACCAAGAAGCAACAGAAGCTCATAAAGCAGAACTTTCTCGCAGCCCTCGAGAAGAGCGCCGGAATCATCACACCGGCGGCTCAGGCCGTCGGAGTCAGCCGCGAGTCCATCCGCAAATGGCGGAAGGATGACCCGGACTTCGACAGAGCGATACTCGAGGTCAATGAGACAGCGCTGGACTTCGCAGAGACGGCGCTGATGAAAAACATCCAAGCAGGCGACACCCAGGCAATCAAGTTCTACCTGAGCACGAAGGGCCGCGGACGCGGCTACGCCGAAAAGACAACCATCGAAGGCGAGCTCACCGTGAACCGCCCTCGCGTAGTTTACGAAGACGACCCGAATGCCAATCAGGATCAATAGCAAGTACCGCCCGCTCCGGGACGCGACCACCCGCTACATCATTGTGACCGGTGGCCGCGGCTCCGGCAAGTCATTCGCTCTCGCAAGCGCCCTGCTGGACGACACCTACGAGGACGGATGCGCTACACTATTCACGCGCTGGAACCTGACCTCGGCGGAGATTTCCGTCATTCCGGAATTCACTGAGAAGATGGACCTCGGCAACTGCCGCGAC